GATAGCAATGTCAGCCATTCCTTCAACAAATGGTTGCGATGACATGTACTGAGCAATGGCAAGCCCCCCGACAGTTGCCAGTTCCCTACTTGTGTCGAAAGCACCCATATCGGAAAAGTCTGTATCTTTAGCAAATTGAGCGTAATCTGCTGATATAGCTAACAAAGCAGACAAAGGTTCGAACCGAGCATACGACACGCTTTCATAAGAGCCGTCAGGATTCTTAAACACAAATGAGTAAGGTTGGATTCCAAGACGAGTATCTCTGTCTTTGTTTGCTCTTACATCTGGAGCTTTGCCTGTAATAAAAAAGTCAGGCTTGTCTGCTCCATAGGCCATATAAGCAAATGTACCCATTGCTGCCGAGCCAAGGCCAAACTTAGCTAAAGCCAAGTCAGCTTCTGGCCCAGACCTTAACATTGCAGAATATGAGTTAGGATTAAGAGGTGTTCTTTTCAAAACCTCAATCGAAATATTGGTCGGGGTTCTGAAAAACGGTACAACTATTTTAGCTACTGGAAGATTAACAAAATTTTCCGCAACTTTTAACACACCAGTCATCTCAGTCTGAAACGTCGAACTCTTTGCGTGAGCCATCGCGTCTGCCATTAATGATTCTGGAGGGTTGTTGGCAAAACTAGCCGATACATTAGCTGCTTTTAAACGAGCTACATCTTCAGAGTCTCCAGCCTCCTTGGATGCAAAATATGCTTTATCTCCTTCTCTTATTGTAAGTGCATTTAATTCCGCCCGATAATTAACGACCTTAAAGAACTCATCCTCTGCCATCAAAAACCTGCCAGGCATCCTTTGGATTGTTCCAAGCAAATTGATTCCAAGACCTAACGGTGTATCCGGCATAACTCCAAGGTTTTCAGCATCAAAAGCCTTGGGTCGAGACAATTCAACCTTTGACCCAAGACCGCCTGTTACAGGTTCATTCCGCACAAAACTTGCTCCAGCAATCTTGAGCCCGTCTTGAAACGCTTTTAGACCGCCAAGCGCAAACGCATTTGCCTCGCTTAATGTAAGACGTTCTTTGCCTGTATATCCACCAAGCGTCCGCATATATCCAATGCCAGCGGCAGCGTATCTTTCACCAATCTGCCATGTGCCAAATGCCGTGTTGCCAAATATGTTAATCATATGCGTTGGTGGGCCTGACAGTAACCCGTTTATAAATCCTTCTTGAACAATATCATATGTTTTCCCTGTACCTTTTTTTAATTTATCAACCCAACTTCCATTAACAAATGCAGTTCTTTGAGCATCCGTTTCAAAGAACCCAAGATACTCATTGAACAATTTAAGATCACCAGTTTCTTCAAACCGACGAAAAAGAAGATCTGTTTCTTCCGCTGCTTTAGTTACAGAAACACCAGTTTTTTGAGCCAACCCTCCAACTGCACCGAGCGTCCGTCCGCTTTCTGAGACAACACCAGACAACCCACTAATGTACGCTCTTGTTAAAGTTAGAGCTTGTAAAACTTTTCTTGAATCTTCAGGAGTTCCGGTTGTTTTAGCGGTGTTGACTAATTCTCTCATATTAATGTGCAAGTTTTTTAAACCGAGTATTCCAGCAACAACATCTTCAGCTAATGGCAGGGGTTCACCTGGCTTTCTCATTGCAAATTTTTGCACCAGATCATTTAGACCTGCATCTTGTGCGCTAGCAATCAAATCGTTTATTGTAATCATTCCTCTACGAGCTGCGTCGATTGGACCAGGATTTGCTTCTTTAACTCTTGCAAAATAATCTGCTGGATCATCGCCGATAGTGTCCCCAAACCTAAGAAGATTTATTCCTGTCCCATTATAATTCGGCAAAACCTTAATTATTTCTTCATTTTCTGCATCAGTAGCAGTTCTAACTAGCAACCCGCCTTCAACGGGCGTGATGTTTTCAATTTTTGGAGCAATTTGAGAACGACGCAATGCTTCTTCTGCGCCCATTTTTTGCTCAATAACTTTTGCCCCTTTCTCGATTGCCTTGAATATTCCCTTTGCAGATGCCTCTTGCTGACCTGCGACTACTGGTTCTTCTGGAACATCAGAGACAACAGTAGGTGCGTCTTCTGTAACAGAAAACGAATCAATAGATGGCGGTACTTCAGATTGACCTGGCCCGATGTCCGAAAGAGGGTCACCAGTTGGGTTGATATTGATTGGAGGCACTACTTGCGTAGGCTTTGCAGTCATAGCATCAATGCTAGTTTCTAATGTAGTAGCCATTACTGTGCCTCATTAATGAGTAATTTACTAGGAGTAGTAACCTCTGACCCTAAAACTGTTCCAGCAACAGTTCCAGCGGCCTTTCTTGCTGGTTTAGATATAGGCCCAAATGCCGCACCAAGCGCAACGTCAGCCGTGCTTTGAGGCAAGAAAATATCCATAGCAAAGTTACTGGCCTCGCCAGCCGTAGATTCCAATATCTTTTTAGAAATCTTTGGGTCTACACCAGCAGCAGCAAACCTATCCGCAAGCAATGAAAAGGTCTTATCATTTAATTTGTTGACACCTGACCTGACAAGATCAGACGTAAATTTAACAGCAGTGTCTACTGGAGCAGTAGCCGTAGCTATTCCTTTTTTGATTGCTACTTCAGGAGTGGGCGTTGGTTGGTCACCAAGGGCGGCAGCCGCATCAGGAACGGGTAATAGCGTGTACCTATAAAACCCAAGATCATCTTTCTTGAGTTCATAGTCACCACCCCCAGTTGAACGCATGGTTCTGAATCTCATAAACTCCAGATCAATATCCATTATTCAATTCCCATAATGTTGCCAGCTCTGAGGCTTGAGATTCCTTGAGCCAGCTTACCCAATCTTTCAAGTTCGGCGGGGTCAGATGTTGAATTTATTTTTGCTTTAATAGCGGCATCAAGATCATTGACACGATACATACCATCTTTGACTGAAACGCTATTCTCGGTTGCAAATTTTCTTAATTGCAACTTTGATTCGTTTTGATAATCAGCATCAATAGAAGTTCCAGTCGAGCCAATTTCTTTTTTTACAAACTCTACAGTATCCAAATTGGGATCATCAACTAGCGCAGATAGCAATTTTTGTCGGATTAACCCTATTTTTCTATTAGCTAAATCTTTGTTAAAACCGTTATAGCCAATTTCAGGGGCGTCTCTTAAATATTGCATAGCAGATTTGACGCTATCTTTTTCATCCGCTTTTAATCTTTTTTGGAAATCCAAAAGCGTTTTATGAGTAATGTTATCTTCCGCGAATGCTTGACTAACCTCATCCATTGTCAATGTGCCATTAATCTCGTCTAACGCAAGACGCTTCTTGGAATCCTCGTTATCTTTTTGGATAGAAGGAGGGTTAAGAAGTTTTTTTAATTTGGCAGCCGCAGTGGGGTCTACAAGATTTATTTCATTCCATGCAGTTTTAACTCCGTCTGCATTTCCAGCATGCAACGCTGAGTAAAAGTTATCAGTTGTTAACTTTATCTGTGCTTTTTGTTGCTTTGCAATTTCTGCTTCCTGCGATCTTTCAAGGCCAGTAAACTGGGCAGACAAGTTTATAGTCGTGGTGATAACAGAAAGCCTATCATTTACGTCTAGAGAATCTAGAATAGATTGAATTGCAGGATCGTCTACAGTTCCAGAACGCAACTGGTTAATCCTCTGTCTGGATTTTTCAGGATCAGTCGCCCATATTGAAGCAACGGCCTTAGACTGGTCTTTCCATTCCTTTTCAAAAGCATCTACTGTAGTTTTAACCAACGATGCGCTGCCAATCTTACTTGCAAGCGATATGGTTTTCTTTAGTTCAATGGCTTTTTTTTCGTTTAAAGATAACTTGATTGTCTCACCCGCTGGGCCGACAGCATAACTATCTCCAGATTGCACAAGGCTACTAATTGAACTTCTCTGCTGAACAAGAAATTGCTCTATCTCATCTTTTGCAGCCGACCCAATAGATGATGCTGCCTTTTTACTGGCAGCCAGATACAACTGGTTGCTTTTGTAAGCCAACTCAGCTTCCAACTTTTTGCCAGCAACGGGATCATAAGCACCCAAAGCAGATGAATAACCCTTAATGGCAGCATTAAACTGCTGTAGCCCAGCCTGTCCGGCAGAAGCACCGCTTTCAATGCTACTTTTTATCTTTTCAAGTTCAGCAGAAGCGGCATACCCGATGCGGGTTGAAACAATCTCAGCACTCGCTTTTTGAGCGGCTCTACCAAATATTGTAAACGTATCACCTACTGGTTGGATTGCTTCTCCACTAGTGGTCATTAATTTAAGTTGTTCAACTGTAGGCGCGTTCTCGGCCCCGTACTTCTCACCCTCAACAACAGCCTGTTCCTGTGCGCTCTGCATGAAGAAACTAGTCATCTGGTTCATGCCCTTGGACAGAGCGTCCATAGGTGCGGACACGTCTCTAAACTGTCCTTCTGGAACAGCGACCTGCAAGCCTGATGATTTGTAGCGTGGTAACTCAGCCATGTCTCAGTCCTTTTAGAATACGCCGCCAAACCGTCCAGCACCACCGTAAGGTTGTGCAACTGGTGTCGTCAATGATGGAACCCCACCAACCTTCATAATGTTAGCTCCAGTGCTTAGAAGCGTTGTTCCTGCGCTGATGAACCCTGCGGTTGCCGCTGCACTTCCCTGCGCCCTTAACGAGGCTGCTGTGGTCTCTCCACCAAGGAAGGCAAGTTGCGCGTTCATCTCGGTCATCTGCTTCTCTTCAATGCCCTGACCAAATGCGTAGTTGGTCAAAGCCGCTGCCGAGCCGCCAAACGGATCAATGCTACCTGCACCCGCACGAGCGCGAATCGTTGCTGCCGTTGCAAGTGTCTTTTCTAGAACCTGTACGCCCTGCTGACGGTATTGCAGTTCCTGTGCCTTAGCCTTCATCTGCTCTTGCTTGGCTTGGGCATTCAGTGTTGCTTGCTGAGACAGGCCACCAGCAATGGAACCTACTGCGCTGACAACCGAGGATAACCCAGCCAAAGCCGCAAATGTTCCAGATGCACCGACTGCACCTACCGCACCTAAGATTGGAGCTATAAAAGACATATCACTGCCCCATGTTCACGCTGAGTCGATAATCTAAAAACAACAATGTCATCTTCAACGGTTGAGTTTGTGTCACTGTTACAGAACCCTCATAGTCGTAGCCAAGCAACGGGCCAACACGCTTCAACCCGGTAAACTCTGCTACCGCTGTATCTAGCACTGCCGAATCAAAAGTCCTAAACGGCACTTCAACGGAGTTAACCGAAGCATTCTGTGTCTTATAGAACTCAGCCTCAACTTCGATAATACGCTTCTTAAACCCACGCATATTGCCAACTTGCAACCGAGGCTCAATAGGCATCGTTGCTATCGTGACCGTGTAGTCCTGACCGACCTGATATGATGTAACAGAGGAACGATCAAACGTAACCAACCCACCGGATGATGCAACTTCGTCACCAAGTACCACGCCATCTGTAATGACTTTGACAGTCTTAGCCGCAAAGTTGGTAGCCGTTACGTTGGCTGCCGCTCCACCAGAGACTGCATTGTCCAAGGTGAAATCATTGCTGAATGTCTCGACATGGTACTTCACAACGCTATTGATGGTGCGCTGCACAACGACATAGATTGTGCTGATGTCTACGGCTACAGCCTTGAACAGACCATCCGTATCAAAAGTCGATGGAGCAATAATGTCTGCCGAGCGAAGCACAGAGTACGCAGTAAACGTGCCGTCTGTGTTGACCAGCATCAACAGATCTGATTCGTCTGTGTTCGTAGCACGTCGCATAGCCATATCAACGGGCGTGTTAATCAGATGTCCAGACAGTAACGATATCTTGTTTGACACATAGCTGGCTTGAGTATCTGTGTAGATAAACTCCTGCACCATCTTACCGCCGCGCTGGATATAGATCGTGCCAGCCTCAAGTCCAACAGGACGTGTGCCTTCAATAGAACCATTGCGGGTTGCAATACGGACAAGGAACGTACCTGGTGTGATTGGATCACCAGTTCCCTGTGGCACATAGAACTCGCCACCAGTCGTGAACAGTTGCAAGTCACGTCCTGAGTGAATGTTTACGATTGCATTGAACTGGTTAACGTCAAGCGTTGCCTCTACTGCATCGTCATCAAGGTTCGTTTGCTTATCAAAGTTAAAGAAGTCACCGACACGGCTACCCCAAACAGTTGATGGTCTGTCACGGGAACCCCCGAAATATAACCGTCCTTCATGAAAAGTCACACTTCTGGGATAACCACGGGTAGATGACCATACATTTTCATAGCCGCTTTCAGTCTCCCAGCTACTAGCTGCGATTGCACCTGTGCTAGAAAACGGAACTTCAACGATAGCCCGAAGAACCGTCGTGCTGACAAACTCGATAACTCTGGCTCGACCATAGGAAATTGTATTATTGACGTATTGACCGACTAACGCAGATGTAAACACTGCCGCACTTGCCGTCAGTGTAACCGTGCCCGTCGTAGCAGATGGCGTAAGCGTAGCTGCTGGAGATGCCAAGGTAATCGTAAACGCATATTTTGGAATGTAATCGAACGACAGGTTCGAGATTGTCCATGTTGCGTCTGTGCCTCCACGAACCATCTTCTGAACTGGCATATCTTTATGCGTAAAGATGACTGTATCCGCAGACTGGGCGTAGTTAAGATTGGCTAATCTGGCTGATGTTAGTTCGGTAGCTGCTAGATAGTCGTTGCCCGAACCATTGATATTCGTAATCAGAACACCAGCCTTGTAGACATAGATGCGCTGGTTGACGATAGCGAACATATACGAATCGCTGGTCGAGAACTCGAACGGAACTAGAACCGCACCATCAGACGCACTTGATGGCAGAGCATGAATGAACTTCAAGCCGGGTCTACGACGCACACCGCCCTGTGGCAAAACTACAACATTTCTTGCGGTCTTCAGGCCGGAGTAATACTGTGCAAGATCAATACGACCACGAAGCAGCGGATCAATTTCGCCTACTGTAAAGTTGGTCTGGATATTGATTATGCGGGTCATTAGTACCTCACGGCAACAAGGCTAAAGTCTTCAATCATCTGAGGCGGGTGATTCTGACCGTCAACCATAGTGGCCTGTCTAAAGTAGCCGCCACGACCGTTCTCGCCAGAACCGATAGCCATGTTGGCCCAGTATTGGCTCTTGCTCATCTGGTCAGTGACAGGCTCTGCAAAGTGCCAGCACAGATAGTACTTCATCAACTGGACAAAATATTTCGGCATCAGGTCTTCGCTGACATCGAACTGATAGTCGATATAGACAGTAGTGTAGTTGGTCTGCACCATGTTGTTCATAACTTCCCAGTCAGTGACTGGACGCGCACCTGGATTAGCAGAAACGAACAAAGCCCTTGGGCCTGACAGCATATCGCCGGGGAGCTGATACTCGTACTTCCATTCTGTAACCGGAGTGCTTGCGAGTTGAGCTAGTTGGACTTTCTTGTAGCTGAATGTCCAAGGGTACATTGTAAGTACCATTGCCTTGATGTCGTCATAGAGTCGGTCGGAGATCTGAGCAGCATTAGATCCGTCAGTGAAGGATGTAATGATGTTGGTTCCGAGCATAATAAGTGCGTCGTTGACGATTGTGAGTTTGGTGTCACCAGTTGCCAATGGAGTTCTCCTTCAACGCAATATTAACGCCTTATATATTATTCGTACACAAACAAAAAGAGGGGGATTTCTCCCCCTCAATTAGCACCAGCGGTTCAACGGAATTAATCCGTATCAGTCGCCGAGATAGTCGTACCATCAGCGATGTCCACTACGCCAGCCGACGTAACGCTATTCACGTAGGAAATAACGAGCGAAGGGGTCGTAGCATCGTAGATGAAGATTACGTCACCGACATTGACGAGGGTCGCTACTGTGTTGAAGTACCCAGCAGTATTGATCGTCGCCTGTGTGTCAGTAGACTTGTAGGAGTAAAGAGACGGTGCGTTGCCAGACTTATTGGCAGCGATCGTGTTCCAACCTGTCGAAGAAAAAGCCATTGTTCAATCTCCTTTATGCGGTTTCGCGGCAAGTGATCTTGACAATGCCTTCATCGTCAATCGCGATTGCTCCAGCGGAGAACATACCGTTTACAAGGTATGAGGTCTTCTCTGGAACATAGTTGATTTCGGTCTTCATATTCATACCGATACCGAAGCCAACAGCGTCACGATGATAAGCGAAGCATACACGGTCAAGCGAGCCGTCGATTGCCAAGCCACCTTCAGCACGATCACCGATCATGGTGAACTTGAAGCCCAAGAATGTGTCGATCTCACCCGATACGAGAGCGCGTACCGAGTTGAAATCAGCAGATGTAATGGACGTTTCGCCGAGCAGGGACTCAAGACCCGAAGCCGAAACAAGGAAGCAACGACCGTCCATAGGAACATTGTTCTTGTCCAAGAGACGCTTTGCATTGCGGAGCTTGGTAAGGTTCAGGTTGGTGTCAGTGCCACCGATGTCATTGCTGACAGTCAACGATGTGCTGGAAGCAGCAAGTGCATCCAATACCAACTGATCCATACGACGACCGATTGAGCCGGAGACAACCTGGACAAGCTCACGACGCTCATCGAAGTTAACCTTCGCCTGATGGAAGATGTCGCTGTATTCAGCAGCATTGTAGTCGCTCATCGTCGCAGTGACCTGCGAATATGTGATGTTGAGTGGTGTTACATCCGTCTGAGGAACCCGAAGTGTGGCAGAACCTTTGCCAATCTTAGGGAACTTTACGGTTGAGCCTTCCACGTTCTGACGTTCACGGACGAGACCAGCAAGGAGACGTTGCCCCTGATATGCTTGCTTCACTTCCGCATCGAAGAGCGTGACAAAGGCTGAGGAAATACCCTGTGCCATGTTAAATCTCCAAATTGCGTTTCATGTGATAAATCGTTCGTGATTGTCCTTACGGGTCACCCAACTAAGTATCCGGTCGTATCTAAGATATGATTGTCGGACGGAGGACAATTAAATCATCCGTCCGATGTTGTCAATTACGGTGAGTATTGCTGGTCACCAAAGGCATTCTGGAACATCTTCTCCACCTTGCGTGTGAATACCATGTCCTTGCCGTACTTTGGATCTCCGACCATAGCGTACAGATCATCCTTTGATACTCCGGTATCCGGTGTTACATCTGTAGTCGGGATCGACATTTCACCTGATGCCTGTCTGATCTTGTTCAATGCAGAGACAAAGGCTGCCGAGGTAGAAGCCTTGGCGATTGCATTGGTTTCCGATTCATTCAGCACAGACCTGCTCAACTTGGTCAGCCACTGGTTGTTTGCCTGAATAATATCATTGGCCCGATTGCCGAGCTTCTTGATCTCTTCATCACGGCTGGCAGTGACGTTCTCAAAAGCCTGACCAGCCTCTTCAATGTAGATAGAGGCCAGTTTGTCGAACGCATCCTGCGAGATTCCGAGTTCCTTGGCTGTCGAGATGTAGCGTGACAGCATAGGGTCATCATCAGGAACATTCAGGTTCTTGAACAGGCTTGCATCGTAGTTGCCATCCTTTGGCGGCTTGTGTTTGCCCTGAGAGAACTTGGTTCTCAGTTCCTGATAGGACTTGGCAAGGGCTTCTACGTCTGGCCCTTCTTCTTCTGACCAGAAATTCTCAGGCCAATAGTCTGGTCTGACGAGTGGTTCATCTGGTTTTTCAGGTTCTTCAGCTTGTTTTGCTTCCAGTTCCTGTGCGGTGAGTTCGCGGTGAGGCACTTCAATCTCTGCCGCCACTTCCTCTTCCTTACTTACTGCTAACAGGCTCTGGTTGTCAGCAGTCTCGCTGGCCTGAGTTGTCTGTTCTTCTTCAATCATCTAGTCCTCGCTCGTTTTATACGCTCCTCAATTAACCGAACAACAGAGTTCTGGCCTTCCCTTGCATAGCCATGCGAAGCATCTTCACCCGGAGTCCAAGTTGGCTGCTCAATAGTCTTATTGCGTAGGTCGGCTAGAATAATCTGTCCTGAGTCGGTACTGAACACACGGGCGTAGTGTGCATCCATTTCTGCTAGATGGTCTTTGCCTTTGACGTTGGTAACGTCACCATCAATATCGTTCCAATCCATTACTGCAATGCCCTCATAAGTGCTGGTTGGTTACTAAGTTGCTCTGGCCCAGCAGGACTTTGCTGTTGAGGCATAGCGGCCTGTTGCTGCATCTGCATCTGCTGTGCAGCCTCTGCCATCTGCTGCATGATCAGCTCACGCTCGTCTGTTGTGGTAAGAAGTTTCGTAGGGATGCCAAGTTTGTCAGCGATATAGTCGATAATCGCATCTTTCTTGATAGCAATCTGCGCTTCCGGCCCCATAGACGCTGTGATCTGCATAAACTGCAACAGATCGTTGAGTTCGTCCATGTTCTGAGCCTGAGCCAGTGGCGAAATCGGTACTACCTTGACCTGCTGACCATTAACCTTGAGAGGCATCAGGATCAGACCAATTTCATCCATCAGGTACAGAATACGAGATACGATTGGCAGCATTGCCTCGGTAATCAGGCGACCAAAAGCCGCACCAAGGTTCTGTGCCAACTCGTTTCTACGCTGCACTACTTCGGTAGCCGACCGGGCAGACATATTATC